AATTTAATATCATATAACTTGATTTTATCTTTAAAAGTTTTTAATCGTAATTTTTGGAGTTTCTTAACAATTTTACAACTTTTATAAGCACATAAATCTAAATCTCTTTGAATAGGATTAGAACAAACTTGTCTTATAATCTTCTCTTTTTTTTTAATATCCTTTTCTTTATTCGATTTCATTTTTCCTGAAATCAATTTCTTATCTTTTATAACCTTATCATATTTCTCTTTACATTTATCCTTCACACATTTAACAAAATCTTCGTTATTCATTTAAAAATAAGATAGATATTTATATTTCATATATGGAATTTTATGAAGAATGGATGAATTTGGAAAAATATTGGTTCAATTCAAATAAAAATCTAGATGAATATTTAACATCTAAATATGAATATTTATTAAATGAATATAATCCAAATCCAATAATCCAAATCATCATCTACGACCAATTAACTCGTCATATATATAGAAATGAATTCGCCTCTCATATCATCTCTTATTTCAATCAAAAGGCATTAAAAATCACAGAAGAAAATAAACATCTTCTTCCAGACCTTTCTTGTAATGATTGGATGTTCTTTCTTCTCGTCTATCGTCATACGAACATTAAGAAACATCTCTTCTTTGCTATGGAAGAAGGATGGAAACGACTACCACAATCGAAGAAGTTTCTTAAAGCGACATATAATCGAGCGAATTTTGAGGAAGAATTGGAGGAATATGAATTTAAGGGATTTGATGAGAAGATTTTGGAATATAATCCAAAAGAAGATTTGAGAGATTTGGAGATGAATTTAGGAGATTTTGATATATTAAGGGATAAGGATGAGATTATTATAAGTCTTTCAGGAGGAGTTGATAGTAATTCTTGTTTATTTTATATAAGACATAAATATCCAAATAAGAAAATTAAGGCACTACATATAAATTATAATAATCGTCAGGAGACAATAGAAGAAGTTAATTTCCTAATTTCTTTATGTAATAAATTAAAAATCCAATTATTCGTAAGGACTATAAATGAGATTAAACGCAAACCTTCAATTGATAATGATTTACGAGATGTTTATGAGAGTTATACGAAAAAGGTTCGTTTCAATTCTTATAAGAAATTAAATCCAATAATCATCCTAGGACATAATAAAGATGATTGTTTTGAGAATATATTAACGAATATATCTTATAAAAATAAATATGATAATTTGATTGGAATGGAACATTCATCTATAATAGATGATATTGAATTTATTCGACCTCTTTATAAAACTTCCAAGGAGGATATTTATAAATTCGCACATATCCATAAAATACCTTATTTGAAGAATTCTACTCCTGAATGGTCACAAAGAGGTAAGATAAGAAATTCGGTTGTTCCAGTATTAGAAAAATGGGATATGAGGATTATCACAGGTCTTTTTGATTTATCAAAGACATTAAAAGATCTTCATATAAATCTCAAATTGAGTGTTATGAATGAGACGAATGAGGAAAAGAAGGATATAAATACGAGTTTTTTATTTTGGAAATATTTGATATTTGATAAATTTCGTTTCTATCCATCAAATAAAAGTCTCTTATCATTAATCGAAAGATTAACGATTTTTAAAAATAAATTTCAAAAAATAGATATGAATAAAAAAGAGAAGATTATAATTAAAAACAATCTTTATATGAATATTTGGAAAACCAAATCATTAAATATCTCTTATGAATTTCATATAAATAAATGAACCAGAAATAAGAAACATATTAAAATATTTATTTGTTTTTATTCCTAATCTTAAAAAAATGTGAAGTAATGAATAGAGATGGATATTATTAGTGGATTTTGTTAGATTATTTTGAAATAATAGAAAAGGAAATAATAAAGATGATGTATATAAAATATTCCACCATTCATTAGAAATTAATCCTTTTCTTACTAATGTCATTAAAAATGCTGATAATTGAATTGGAAACATAATAACAAAACTACTATCAGGATTATTAACTAAAAGCATATTAGTTGTAGCTATAATTTGTGAAATAGCATAAAATTTCTTAATTATCCACGAATTACCACGAATATCTCGTGTAGTTGTTAATTCATTATTTATATATCTATTAGAAACTAAATCAGCTAAATAATGATGTCCTAAAACAATCATCAATTTTGTTAAATAAAAAGTTATATTATCAGTAAAAAATAAATTATGATATATGATAAAAATAGAACGAGATGTGAAGATTATATTATGTAATTGAAGTTCTTTCCATATTATCGTCTTATTCATAAATCTTTGAATAGGAACTTTGAAGATGAAAGATGATAATGATAATGACAAATGAAAAAGAGGTGAGATTGGTTCTATAAACATCATATTATATCTAAATTTTAACCAAAATCTATATCCATAATGAATTAAACATCCAAATCCTAAAATCTTATGAATATTCATATAATCGTTCATTTATAATCTACAATCCAAACAATCTTTATATCTCATCAAATAGAAATGATTATTGAAACATCCTTCACTAATATTATAACAAATCTTCGGCAATTTATATTCATCATCATCTCGCATATCCAAATAATTCCCCATATCCTTTCTACATAACGGACAGAATACACCGAATTTTTCAAAACTATTTAAATAATCATAATGGAGGATACATTTGAGATGAAAGGAATGTCCGCAATCTGTTAGATATGCTTCTTTTCTTCGCCAGATTTCATCAAGACATATGGAACAAGTTTCACCAATCTTAATGAAATGTTTAATTTTGAGATTTTCCATAATAGTTTTTTTTATTTTTCTTCTATATACATCATCTTTTTCATAGATATTTATATATGAATATTTGGATATTTTATTATCATCACTAATCTTCAAATTCTTTGGTGTTTTATCATCGTCAAACCAATAATCTTCCATTTATAAGAAAGGTTTTTAGAAAAATAAAATCAATTTTTAAAGTTGATTTAAAAATATTTTTATAAAAGTTTCTTGATTTATTTCTTTAATATTTCCTAATCTTCTATAAAAATAACATCCAAGAATTCTTTCATTAGCAAATGAAATATTTTTATTATGACATCTTAAATCCATTAAACCTGTATTTATTAATTCATCCATAAACAAATTATTACAATAAAAACAATTCCATAATACTAATGGTTCATTATTCCATTCATCCATATCAAGAAAATTTAAATATTTATTAATTATTTTTAATCCATTATAATCCCACGAAAGTCCAAAATGTTTTTTAAATGAATAAGCATCTGCTATATTATCATCCAAAATTTCATTAATTTTATTATTAAAAAAAATAGTTCCTTGAATACATAAATATTTATCTGCTCTAAAATATTTTAAAGCTAAATTATAAGCACCTACTTCATATCTATAAAGATTTGATTTATTTTTAATTATATACATATTTAAAGAAATTGCTATATTATACCATTCAATATTTTTAGAATTATTATCAATTAATACAATCATTTCATTATTATAAATTTTTCTTAACTGATTTATACAATCAATTAAAGTTTTTAATTTATTTTCATCATTTTCAATAAATACAGCAACAAATATTATCAAACCTTTAATATATATAGGATTATTTTCTTCCAAAAAATTTAAATATTCTTTATATTCACACATCGTTCCGCAATCCCAATATTGACCTCTAATAATTTCATAAGGAATTTTAATGAGATTATTTAAAGCAAATTTCATAGAATATCCTAAATGTAAATCATCTATTTTAATAAATTTTTCAAATTCTTTTTTAAAAACCATAGCACCCCATCCATAATTATAATCACAATCTTTATTTTTGTCTATAATATCAATTATATAATTATTATCAATATGACATAATCCTATTTTTTCTTTTTGTGAATTTCTTATATTCCATAAATAACTACCAACAATTAATTCATCATCATTTAAAATTTTATTAATCAAATTATTAGAAATATAATCAATATGAGTGTCAGGCATACCCATAATTGCTATATTATAATCTTCATCTTTCACCATTTTTAAAATTGTTTCATTCATCGTTAAAGAATTATCTATCAATTTTATAAATATCAAAAAATTATAATTATTTAATTGAGTATTTATAATATGTTCTATGAATGGTTTATTTGTTTTTGATGAACCAATAATAATCTTATTACATCCTTTTTCAATCATCAATTTACACCAATAAGTTAATAAAGATATATTTTTATCTTTTAATGGTAAAATAAATTTAGGTAAATTAAAAATTCTACTTGCTGTTCCTCCACACGCAATTAAACCTATCATTCTTTTTAATGAATATAAAAATAAAATCAATTTTTAATCCAATCATCCGGAAATAAATCTTCAAGAGAATTTCCTCTATTATTTATTCCAAACCATTCCGTAGGACATATAACCTTCTTATTAGGATTATTTGATAAATACGCACCAAACCAAGAGAAAGTCGAATTAGCAATTATAAAATGTTCGCAACTACTCATATAAAATAATTCTTTCCAATCACATAAATCCTCCATTTCATAAAATTTCTCAAATTTAATATCAAAAGAATTATTAAATATTTTTATATAATCAGTAATAATCTCATCATCATTTTTCTCACCAAAGATGATAAATATATATTCATCTTTATTAATCTTTCCTAATAAAATTTCCAAAGATTTTATGAAATAATCAGGTTTTAAAATGGCGTGATTTCCTTGATTAAATGACATATCACCGAAACGAAGATGAATTGCAACTGCCTTAAAACCAAGATTAAATCTATCCTTAAAATCATTAAAACCAAGTATCCTCATAATCTCATTACGATTATGATGGAAATATTTAGGAGATTGGAAATATCCTCGAATTACTTGCGAATTATATGGAATTGTTGAATATGTGAAGGAAGGTTCTTTATATATATCATTCGAAGGAATATTAGGTGCTACTTTGAATAATAAAGATTTGAGAATAGATGTGAAATAATAACTCCTAATACTATTATTATAAATAGGAAAAATAGTATAATTTCTTCTTTCATCAATCGCCTTTGAAATACAAGTGAATATCATAAATAATTGATTTCCAAGACCTCCATCAATTATAACACACAAACTCATTTAATAAAATTTATTAAGTCATTATTGTTTAAATATAAATAATACATAAATAAAATGATATTCAATCCAGTATAAATTCTAAATTTTGTTAATAAATCATTATTATTATCATTATCCATAGGATTATTAAATGATATTTTATAAATGAGTGATTTATTTTTATTGTCATTATAAAGATTGATGGATGAATGTCTTTTATATAAACGAAGTGAAGGAATTTGAATAAAACTTCCTAATGTTGAATTGATAATTACAAAAAATTTAAGAAGTGATAAATACATTTTATATTATTATTAATAAAAATCTTTAAATAAATTATATAAGGATAAACAAAAACAAATCTTTATCATTTCATTAAACAAGTTAATTTATTAACGAACATTTCATTAATAATCATTAATCAATCGTTGTAATAAGTCTATCAATAAAATCATTAATATTTTTGTCAAATTCTTTTAACAATCTTTCATCTGTATTATATTTAACAAACTCAAATTCACACATTTCATACATTTCAACACCATCAATAATTTCTTCTTTTTTTATAAATTTTAAAACAAGACCAAAATTCAATAATAATTCATATTCATAATTAGCAGATTTTAATGTCGCATAAGTTATATGATATGATTGGGTTCCTCCACTTCTTTTCACAAAGGAATATTTAAATTCTCCAAATTTATTATTAGGAACATTTATTTTCCATATAACTCTTCTATCATATCTTCCTAAAAATTTTAGTGCTACTTCTTTACTTAAACTACTTGATAAAACAGATTTAACAATTATTTCATTTGGATTTGTTTTTATTTGTTCTTCAATATCATCTAAAAGTTCTTTATATCTATTATGATTAAATCCTCGATATAAGATGATACTTGATGAATGTGTTTGATGAGTTTCTTCAAAAAACTCTTTTAATGATATTAAATGACTATTATATGATTTGATTAATAATAATGTTGAATTTTTAATAATTTTTAAATGTTGTTTATATAAATTAATTAAACTTCTTACAGCAGTTTTTTTAGTAACTAAATCTTTTAATTCGGTAATAAAAACAGGTTCAATAATATTTGAAGGATTTAATGAAACCATAAATAGATATATTGAAGCTTTATAATCTAATTTATATACTTCTTTTAATGTTGGATTTTCTTTTAATTTATCTAATAATAATTCTAAAAAATCATCAGCATCACTATCAAAACCCCATTCAAATATCATATCAATTATTTTAAGTTTTTTAGGATTATCTCTAATAAAAAAATCATAAGAATATAATTGAAAATTATATAATTTAACTTTTATGATTTTATGTTTTGATAAACTAGGTTTAGTAATACCTCTACTTGTCATTATTCAATTCTTATATAATATTATATTATTATCTTTTAATTTGATTTTAAGTTCAATTGTGAATTTATTGATTTTACACATATTAACAATTTCCTTAAAAGCGTGATTAACATTTCTCGTTTGAAATGCTAATTTAAGGTCATCATTCCAAA